GACCCAATCTGATAGCTTTCGACCCCCTTTAGACCAATATAGAAAATCATCATATAAGACATGATTACCAACATGGTTCACCTCTCTATCAAACCCCAAAGGTCACTTTCGTATAGATTTAGATCTACGATCTATTGCTCTTTTATCGGCCGGGACTTATGTTGAGTGCATCCAAACTTCCCAAAGCAAAGTGATCGGTTAGGAGTATTCGACGATGGTCAACCGGGTTGCTCTTTTAGCATGTGCGGTTTTGACGTTCTCCTGTCATGCGTGGTCGCAAGATACGGAAGTGCCAAGATCAAAAGTATTTGGCATAGAGTTGGGATCTAACATTTCGACTTACAAAAACGCAACACGAGTAGAAGGTACCGGGTTTTACGTAATACCGAAAAAGGATTTCGCAGTCCCTCCCTTGTTTAGTGAAGACTTCACGTTTCAGGCTATGGTAAAAGAGGACGGAACGATTTTCGGGATATTGGTAAGAACCAATAAATCCACCGAAAACTCATCAAAAGTAGTCGATGCTGTTGTAGAAGCATACCCCCAGGTGGAAAAGGACTCGATAGGGTTCAGTGATCTTGCTCGTGGTGAAATTGGTCTGGGGTATATCATCGGAGTAACACGAACCTTATTCCCGCCTACTTTAAATGTATTTTGTGGCCATAGACCGACAGCTCTAAAGCTGGAAGCTGAGGAGAAAAAGAAGAACGCCAAAGGGCTGTAGATTATAGAAGTTCAAGTGTTATGGGTCAGGTCTCACCGTGTGGTTCCCAGCCTACAGCACCATGAGCGGCAATGCACCAATCCCAATTATCTGGGGATGCTATTGGCTCAGGACTCGTTTCCGAAACGATCTCCCACGTAACTAACGGCGATTGCCGCGTCAATTGGATCACCTGTTGTCCGCTTGTGGATATTGCTTATTGCGGCCATCCGGTTTGCAGGATTGACTCGCGGTGCAGAAATGATCATCTCGCGATCTGATTCAGAGTCGGACGCTTGTCCCCCCTGCCCTGCCCCGTCCAAACCTGAGGCATTCGGATTGTCGCTTGTCGATTTGATCCCAGCATCCAGGCGTAAGGTTTTCCCAGTCTCCATCTTAACCATGCCACGAATCAAATCGGATTCTGTGCGAGGTAGCTGGGCCAGGTCTTTCTGAATCATTGTCTGGATGAGATCGGACTGTGTTAGTTTCCGTGATTGAGCCATGTAACTAAGGCACGAAAGCCATTCGACGTCCATACGCACAGTCAATCGGTCACGGTTGGCATCTGGACTAACTGACGTCTTGACGTCTTTTTGCTTTGCCATGACTTGGCGTCTCCATACCTAAGGTGTATCCGTACATCCAGACACATCATCGACAGGTTGACCATGCGCCTTGATACACAAGACGGTATTTCTAACCAGCAAGAAACGCCACCTTGACGCTCTTGCGATCTGGGTAAGCTGTTCGGGCGACCCATCGAGAAAGCGGATCAGAACGCAAATATGGGCCACTGTGGGGTAGGGCAGGGGAGACCCACTTGAGCGATTATCTTCCGCTGTTTGCCTTGAATGCGTTGAGGATCAGAGTGAAGGTATGCATGAAACATGCGGCAACTGCAATATAAAACGAGTAAACCCAGAGCCGATAATAACCTATAAAGAATGTCGCCAAAAAGAAAAGACTGAGAAAGCCGAATGCCATAGGCCAGAAGATGAAGTAGAGGACAAGTCCACCTACAAGTTGTGTCGTCGTTACTCGGGTATCCGGTTCTGATAAGTAGTCTGGTTTCTTATATAACTGTCTCCCATACGCTTCCGACACCATAAAGCTATCGGGAGTCGCACGCCTTTTGTCATTCTGTTTTGCTTGCCTTGCTTCTAATTCCACAAGGCCTGGGACTATGAAATGTCTTGTACATTCAGGACATGCGACACGAATAGCCACTTCATCGATAGCCGAAGTCAACGACTCACCGCAATTTGGGCAGTCGTACATAACGCATTCTTCGCCCTTAACACCTTTTACAAACTTAACTTTCGAGGTTCTGTTCGGCATACCAACTCCTGAATGATGGGAATCACCAGAAATTACGCGTAACCACCCATTGGGGTCAACACAATTATCTAACGTCTCGACAAGGCGACCTATTAATGGTTCACTGTTAAGCCTCAGAGAGTCTAACATGTCAGAGAAACAAACTTTGGTGCCTCATGCGAAACGTGATGTTCAGGATCGTAGAAGTGACCGATGGTTGTTTTACCTTCCAACAGGTCGGGATAAACCGTGAGCCGGGCAGGGCGGTTGATGGCTCATTTGTAGTCAATGTGGCCGATATACCCAAGCCGTTGAAGAACAGTACGGTAGGCAAGATCGTCCGGACTCAACTGGATGTCCATAATCTCCAACCGGTGGTAAAGTGGTTCGATCTTGTGAAAGCTAAAGGTTGACTGTTCGATCCCGTTTAGGAATCAGCTGGCGGTGAAGATCTATCCGCTGCAAGTGAAAGGGAATCCAAGGCCGGATGGAGTTTACCGGGAGTAACCATAGAGCAGCACGCCTGAAAAATCACACCTTCTGTCATGTTTTCCTGTTATCTCAAGCTAAATACTGATAAGGTAAGCCCGTAGAGTTAAGATCGCTCTACTCAATCTCCATTGGCTTGGATCTAGAGGTATCTCAATGCGATATTTTGTGATGATTGTACTCTTTGCCACCACTTCAGCCCAAGCTCAGACATCGCCCCCTTCAGGGTTTCGTGACGCAGTTAATGCAGAACAAGCCGCCAAGGGAATTGTTTTTGACGCAAGCGGAGAATACGAAAGCTTCAAGCGTGAGATTGACCTTTATTCTGCAATTTTCTCAGACCATGATTTGGTACGGAAAAATGAGGGCAAAGAAAAGAGTGTGTACGGAATAACGCTCGGATCTAAGTCAAGCAGCGTTTCGCTAAAAGACGAGTACCCGGCAAAGCCTATTAAGTCTAAGCAGATAATTGTCAGGAAAAGGGTTGACTGCGAGAAATCTAATATCGAAAAGCCTAAGCCACTGACAAAAGACGATTCATCATGGTGCTTTGTTATTATCGACGTATCCTCTAACACAATTGTGGGAGTGGGGATCGCCACAGATTCAAATGATATTGAATTCGGTAAAGGCATGCTTAGAGCTGTGCATTCTAAGGGGAGGTCGGTTAAGGTGGAAGAGAGTAATCCAGAAGATTTTTCATTCAGAGGAGGAGAACCCAAAGACAGAAATAAATTTGACGAGGCATATGGAGTTACGGACGAAGGCTTGTTTATAGGATTTACCGACAGAAAGACTTCTACAGGAGAGGATGTCATGAGGCTAACTTATTTCGATCCAGGTCTTGTGAAAAAGGCTTTTGAAGATGCATTCGGGTTCTAATTTAATTACGGACTCTTGCTATTACTTACCCTGATCAGACGCAGTAGATGATTGATCGAGCCTTACCTACCATCCCCACCGGTGTCGTGGTCTGTCTTAGATATGCAGCAGACCGGGTTTCCGTAATCTGAGCGGAATGATGTTGCGAGTTGATTGATTCAAATTTATGAGTGTATAACTCTACTGTGGCTGGGTTTGCGTAAATGTACAATCGTGATGTCTTGATTAGAATTGATAAATCGGTGAAAATGAGAAGGTCTTTGCCGACAAGACTTTCAGGAGGACCATCGATGGGCATTGAACAGAATCAAAACCGTTGGGTTTCACGACGCCAGACCGCGATCATCCTAGGCCTCAATCCGACACGCGTAATGCGTTTTCTTACGAATGAGCCAGTCAGGCAACGCGTCGTTCCACTTGGTAAAAATAGACGCACCAACCAATTCTGGTTGCCAGATGTTGTCAGTCTCCAGCATGGGGAATTGAACCCATAACAAAATGCGAAAAGGTCAGCGGGAGTGAGCCGCCAACCTTCTCTTAGATCGTTTCCGAGTCTTTGCCGGACTTCGGAGATATGTGTGTCCCCTAGAGTTCTATGTCATAGGAACAATCTAAATGTATGCTATTTCGAGTAGTTGGTCAAGTCGTCCGGTTGGACGAAATAAGTATTACCCCGGCATAATTGCCAACCTACCTAATAGGAATCGACCAAGCGAATTTAGGCATGCCGGCCTAAGTCGTTCTGAGGTCAGAGAACACTATCCACAACTTACTGAGATCGATGGCGGGTTCGCGGAAATCATCCTGGGCAGTCTGAATGATTGCGGGGTGATGACATGACAACACCAACGGTTTCCCTTCTGGATAAAGTCGTCTTTTTCGACGCGGAAGTCTATCGATCAGTCACTGGTGAACCACTCTGGTGTTTCGGGTTCCGTTGGTGGAAGGACGGTTCCGTCCGAACCGAGATCGTCGATTCACGCCAAGCTGACGCAATCAATCGACTCAAAGGCCTGTTGGCCAGGGTTGAAGAGACCGGGCGGTTTCTGGTTGGCTACAACTCAGATCAGTATGACTTGCCCCTCATGGCAAGGTTGATCGACACCAACGGCAAGGCCGACGCCAAAGCGTTTTCTGATGAACTTATCAGTCACGGTTATTGGGATCGTCGCGATGTTCAAGGTTACCGAATCCGACCGGAACGAATCTGGCGTCATGTTATCAGACCGCAATTCACCCTCGACATCATCAAGCGGATTAAGGCGGAAAAGGAAGATGAGGGCCAAGGGGAGGGCGGTACGTCACGCCTTAAAATGGTTGCGGCTATTCTGGGCCATGAAAACATATGGGATTTACCATTCCCACCAGACCAACCGATTTCCGATCAGGACTGGGAAGTCGTCAAAGAATACAATTTAAACGATATTGAGACGACAGAATTCCTTTTCAGACAATACGAGATGGTCTATCTCGCCCTGGCGGAGTTGAGCCGGGAAGTTGGGGTTAGTCTGATGCGTTTCACTAACGCGCAGGTCACTGAGCAATATTTTCAGGCCGCCTTTAGATCCGCCACGGGGAATCCACCAGATCGACATGTTCCGCAGTCCTGGCCGTCATCAATCGATATTCCGATCTCCCCTCGCATCCCTTCCATTTCAACGAACGATGCCAAGGATTGGGAAGATCACGTCCGTAGTACGGTATATAAATCAACACCGCTTGATCTCAGATTAGATAAGGATGCACCCGAGTATCTGGCGACGTACCGGGAATTGGATTTCAACGGGTTTCGCGTCTCTGTTGGTTTCGGTGGAGTTCACTCCGTTCACGACGCGGCGAGGTTCGTTAAAACTGACGATGAGTTTCAAGTCATCTATGCGGACGTTGCAAGCTATTACCCGTTTCTTATCCTGGCCAACCGTATTCCGATGGGCCTGATGGGCGAAGTCGGGTTGGACATCTTTCAAGGTGTTGTTGATCGTCGTTTGGCGATGAAGGCCAAATCCAAGGATAAATCTCTTCCAGAGGAAGAGCGGAAAGCCGCCAAGATTGCTGATGAAGCCCTGAAAATCATCATCAACGCAACATATGGCAAGCTGGGCGATAAGTATTCCGTTTTGAACGCTCCAGGTTCAAACAATGGCGTAACGATTTCTGGCCAGCTCGGCTTCTGCGCTCTGATCGAACGACTTCAACAAATCGGCGTGGAAATGCTATCGGCCAACACCGACGGATTGTTTATCCGTTGCCCCAAATCCGCCTTGGATATGTGCCGCCAGGTGATGAAGTATTGGCAAGAGTCGATGAGGGTAAACCTTGAGGTTGAATTAAAAGACGCGGCCGTCATAAAGGATTCAAATAACTGGTTGGTGGTCAATCCCGATGGGTCGTTGGAAGGCAAGGGGGCTTACCGTCTCAAATCCCGAGCGACTCATGATAAGCATGATCCAGCCGTTATCAGTATCGCAATTTTAGAAACCTTGAGGCATGGAACCCCGCCAGAAGAGACGATCCGGAACCACAAAGACTTTTCCGACTTCCTTTTCTGTGCCAAGGGGAACGGCGGAACTATCGAGAGAAATGGCCAGAGGGAAAAGATAAAGACGATTCGGGCCTATGCAGCAAGAAAGTCGTCTGGTTGGGCCTTCTTAACCAGGAACGGCAACGAATCCAACCAGCTCCCCGACTCTATTGGTCTGTGTCTGAAACTTCCGGAAACCAACGCCAGACCGTCTGACATCAATTTTGACTGGTACGTTGGCCAAGTTCGTGAAGCCCTCCGCGTCTTCAATCTCCCATTCCGTCCGTCTGAGTTGAAGGGTGCTGCTCAGGATCTGTTTCTCAGATGGGGACTGATTCCAAGTCCGGCTCGCGGGAAAATCACAAGTCGAGGGATTCGGATCAAGGGTGAAGCGATTTCGTTTGTAGACTGGGACAGAACACTCACTCTGAAGGTCTATACTGGTCCAAAACCAGGAGATATAGACGGCGCAACACCTGTTATCGTTCTGGACATCGACAAGCCGGACGCATGGTTTGCTTTCCTTGGTGAAGATCTTGCCAAAATATCTGAGTTGAACCCCTTAACAGTCACCAAAACAACAACGGCGGATGTCCACCTTGCCCAAGCACGTGGAAAGCTCATTTTTAGGATCGATAATCCAGATCACCGGCTATTCACAAGGTTTCGGAAAGAAACCGAATCGAAATTGCTGGAGAAGGCCGGAATAGAGATTTTTAACGGGCAGGGGACTGTTGCGGCTTATGGTGAAGCCGATGGCGGAAAGCAGTATAAGATTGATGGAACCCTTGTAACCCTTCCCGACTGGCTGGAAGGCCGGTTGATTGAAATTGTGGGCAAGGGTTCGTCAAAACAATCCAGCGGTAGAAAGTCGAGTCGGAAAGAATCTGTTTTTGAAGAACCCGACTGGGAAGCCATCTTCAAACGATTGGCCGATGATTTTGACGAGCGTTTCGCTGGTGTCACCTTCTTTTCGGAACCCAGAAAGGTCAAGCAAGACGACGGCTCCACAGACAACCGGTTCGCGGCTAGAATGCGTTGCCCTGGTGGACGCGAGTCACATGATTCGCGCAAGAGTGAACACCGAGAAGCGGAATTATTCTTGGATGCTCGCGATGGTGGGCCGGTTTTCAAATGTCATCACAAGACTTGCCGATTCCAAGCGAAATTTGACCAATGGCGATGGAAACCTAACCCGGAACCGACACCACCAACCTTGAGACCTCTGGAAGGTCATACGGGCCTTAAAATCGCCTCTGATACCATCTCAGACATTGGATCGCTGATCGGTGCCACGAAAGGCTTAAAACTCATCAGGGCAGCTGTGGGGGCTGGTAAAACCCATGGTTCGGCGGTTGCCGCAATCCAGGCCGCCAGAGGAGACCGTAAGACTTATTTTGTGACATCGACGAAACAACTCGCCAATGAGTTCATCACCAAGGTTCGGGACTTTGCGCCAGACTTGCATGAACGTATCGCATTTGGTCGGGATGAGATTAATACCAAGTTGGAAACCGAAGATGTCGCCTCAATCGATGAGGTTCAATTTAAAGAGAATGACGAGGATTCACCTTCATCTCTGGACAATATCGCAGATGACAAGATCCTGATCCGAGTTATATGTCATGAAGCCTTAAACCGTCGTCAATTCTCAAAATATATGAGGACTAACTGGGATCTTATCCTGAAAGACGCGGTTGGCGGCGGGAACCCCCTGGTTATCGTCGATGAATTCGACGGCTTCGTATCTAACCTAGAGCAGCGATTTCAATTCGCCTATCGTTATCGAGACATCAATAATCCCGCGTTTGGGCAGTTCTTTTCCGTACCTCTGGCGGAGTGTCCGGCCAACACACATGTTAACGCCAAGGGTTATGAATCTTGTGAAGGTTGTAATCGGTTCGATACGTCCGGTTCCCTCATCACCAATATTTCATATAGAACGGTCGCCCACAAATCGCCTGTGTTTGAAATGCGGGCCATAGCGGACGAAGAGGTTCAACAACGGCCGGACGGGGTGATTGTGAAACTTGATATAGATGATTTCACCCTGGGCGAAGAAGTTATCGTTGAAGGACGCGTCAGACTCCGTCCGGTTCTGGAATTCAAGGGTAAACCTATCGACGCGGCAACGCGGAAAGCTCTCCCAAGGTTGGCTTATCGCGGAGACTTCATTGAAGCACAAAAGGAAGGGGTAAGCAGCATCGCTGATATCTGGTCGCATCTTTTCGGGTCTCTGGTTTGTCCAACAATCAAATCGCACCACCCTTTATCCAAGGAAACAGGCCAGATCCTTAGCCGCGATGAAGTTCTGGCAATGAATCCTATCGGTCGTTCCAATATCGTTGACTATCCGATCCGGACTTGTGAAACGCCTTATATTTCAGGGATCGACGGAACCCCGCTTGAAATGATCCGGGACCTAGCCGATAAGGGCGCCGATATCGTGTTGATGTCGGCAACTCTGAGCGAAACAACGTTGGATGTCACACGCCAGACGATTGGAGACTTGCCGGTTGTCGAGGTCGAAACCAAAAACAAGCCGATAGCCGCGTTAACTGTTGTTTGTGTTCACAATAACGATGATATACCGATTCGCCTTGTGGATGTCCGACCCCGCTGGTTGCGGAAACTTCAAGCGAATGACGAGCATGACGCTTTGGGCAAGTTTCTTTTCTTCTTCCCAAGCCTCAAAACGATGAACTCGGCTGTCAATAATCACTGGACTCGCGACGCGACGGGGTTAAATTTTGCCGTTGCTAAAGGTTCTGGTCAAGATTTTGGCGGATGGCGAGGAACAACCGCTCATGAAGAAGTCGTCGGAACCGTTGGGACACAACGCCAACCCATAGGCCGGGGCTATGACGGTACGGAAATCACGATGATTGTCATGGATACCAGATCGAACCGCTTGGCGGCCGATATCATCACCCGCTTGCCCAAGGAAGGTGAAGAGATCCAGGAGATTATTACCCGGGCGTGTGCCGAAGAACGTCGCGTCACTTGCGGGCAGAACGTTGGGCGGAATCTTCGCGGGCCTGAGGATAAGCGAGCCGTCACGGTCTTGTTGAATACATCAGAGGCGGAAGCTCGCGAAATCATGGCCACGGTTCAAGCGGAAAAGCGGGCCAAGGAAATTAATTATGTGACGTATTACGGAGTCTCTGAATCTATATTCTCTGACGCGGAAGACTGGTTGGCCGGGGCAAATGAGTGGGCTAAAACTGAGAAGTATGATTCGCTAAACATCCCCAAGGTCAAGGCACGGCGAATCGATCGAACTAACACTAAATCAAATCGGGATGAATCTGTGCTTGTCTCGCTTCTCTCTCTGGCGGAAGAAGCCAAGGCCAAGGGAGTGAAATGGCGCGAATTTAGCCACAAGCATAACTTGACGCGTAAGAATAAACAAATACAAGGGTTGCGTCAGATAATGCTAAACATCTTCGAGGATTGTGAATGAATCAAACCCGTTCCCCGCGACTTCTCCAACCAAATGTTGAAGGGTTATTGAGAAAGCGAGCCGATGGGGTCTGGGGTATTGAACGAAAGTTACGATGGATTGTCACCAGATACCCAGATGCGTCCTGGGAGTGGGCCGACGTGTTGAGTCGTTGGGTTGATCGTCACCAGAATCCGCCCAAGGTCTGGGATGTGGTCGAAGTCGTATTACTTGATTGGCTTCTTGACCCCGCTCTGAGCGATGACACCCGAAAGACGATGAGGGAAATCTTCGACGCTATACCCGACTGGCGGGATGACAAAATATCTTAAGTATCTATATTCCAATTGTTTATGTCTTATTTAGCCCGAATTGTCAGATGTGGCTAGTGGATAAACGCAAATCCTTCTTTTTGTAACCACTTCAGTAGTAGGTGAATACAACAAAGAAGAATTACATAAGTAAAAGCGCGAGTTAGTACGTAAGGTTTGCACCGAATAAGGACTTAAGTGAATATCTTACAAATGTAGACATCACTTTTTTGCGTTTGCCCTATATAAAGGGGAAAGTGAAAAAAGTGACAACAACCATTTGTAAAACCATACGTAAGTCTTTATTTGATGCAAACGTTACGTACTAACTTTTTGGTCGCTTTGGGAGTGAGAAGTACCAGGACACACTATTGGATTTGGTTATACTAAAAAAACATCACTTTTTTTTGGTTGGCATCCACTGTTTACACCTATACCCTTATGGAGAAACACCTTAGCAAAATTGGATAAAAAGGTCTTATTTGGTAATCTTTATCCCGTGTATGACGCGATTGTTCGATTCAAAAACTTATGATATAATAACTTAGACTTGGTTGGTGATACGGGATAAAAATTCCCGTAAAAGGTAAACCCTTGGTTTGGCCAACCTTACGACTAACTTTTGATGGAGGGTCGAAGTCATGGGCGCAAGAAGACACCCTGTCAGGGTTGAGCCAAGTCCGATCGCTGGAATGCTCAGGAGGCTCCAAACCTCTGGCGGTTGGACGGTCGGGTTGGACGACGGACTCAAGGGACGTGTTATAGGTCGCCTGGCCAAAATCATCGAAGCGGATGACGTATCACCCGCCGTCCAGGTTGCGGCCGCATCTTGCCTCATGAAGGCAAGCCAGGTTGAGAATGAAACCATCAACACCATGATGAAGATGATAGAGACAACAGAATTAACGGATCGCTTGGCCAATATCGAAAAGCAACTCGCCGAAGCGGGAACGGCCAAGGTTGATTATATAGACATCGATGTCTTGGGGTTTAGCGATAATTCCTTGGGCCTTATGGAAGACGATGAACCGGCCGTTAACCCTCTGGCGGAAACCTTCCGGATTCGGGCCGATGAAGACTTTTGAAATCTTCCCGATAAGCTCTTGCCTATCATGCGAGGGGTGTTACAATAAAGACGTTCGGAAACATCAACAATGTAACACTCTTAACAGGGAAGTCGTTAGAAACATGCAAGATCTTACAATAAAAGGTGTTAAGGTCAATTGTGCCGTTGGCTATGTTCGCTTGTCGAGCAAGGCGGCCAAAGAAGACTCGGTTTCCATAGAGCGACAAAAGGCGGAAGTGATCTCCTGGTGTAATCGTAACGGGTTCAACTTGACCAATATCTATACGGATACCAAGGTTTCCGGTCGGAAGGTCAACCGGATCGGTTTGGACGCGGCCATTGGAGAAGCTGCTATGCGTGGTTGCGCTCTTGTCGCCTATTCATTGGACCGGCTTATCAGAGACCATGACGTATTGAGACGGTTGAAAGACGAGCGCATCACGTTTCGCCTTCTAGATATGCCAGAAACCAATGAACTGGTTATCGATACTCTTGTCGGGGTTGCCAAGGCTTATAGCCAACAAATTAGCGACAAGATGAGGAAGTATCATCAACACCGGAAAGAGCAAGTTTTAGCCGGACTGGCGACACCACATCCAACACCCCTGCCCAACCCAAAACCGGAACAATATCAACCCGCCTTAAAAGCAGCACGGGCCAAGCGGACTAAGAAGGCGGATACTTTCAACGCGCACGCCTGGCGGTTCATTGAACCGATGGCTCAACAGGGGAAATCTACTCGCGGTATTTGTGAAGAACTCAACATCAAAGGATTCCAAACCTCAACCGGCAAACCCTGGACTAACGTCGCCGTCTTCCGGATCATCCAGAAGTTCAACCCCGCCTCTTAAGGGCGGGAAACCGGTCGAGGAATTCGCGGATTTTATAGGGATTTCGGTCAACGTGTGGTCGGCACCCACCAAAAATATCAGGGATTTTAACGGGAAGATTTTGACACCTGAGGCGAATCAATGGCGAAGTTGAAAACAAGGTTGGACGCAATATCTGATGTCCTAAGCAACCGCCATCGTGACAAGAAGATGCGACATGCTCTGGAGGTTCTTCGCGACAACCCGCGACAGATGTTTCCGCTTCTTGGCATGGATTGCGACGCCTGGCAACTCAACCTCATGAAAAAGCTCGCTGGTGAAGAATGTGAGCCGATTAAGCGGGCCGTTATTGCCTGTGGTCGTCAGGTTGGAAAGACTGCTTTGCTATCGGTTTATGGGGCCTATGCGACGATGTGCGAAGGAAAGACCGTAGCCGTTAGCGCACCATCCTTCCGCCAGTCGTTGGAGCTATCCCAGAAAATTAGACGGATTATCCAGCGATTCAACCTTGTTTCCATCATGAAAGACGCGGTTATCGATTTGCGACTGTCAAACGGCGGCCGCCTTGTTGCGCTTCCACCATCGGGGACTGGCCGGGGCTTCACCCTGGACGCGTTATTAGTTGATGAAGCCGCCTTCCTCGGGGAGCGATCCGACTTGATTGAAGCACTCACCCCTGCTCTCGCCTTGTCTGACGGTCAACTTATCCTTGCTTCATCGCCTGGGCCACCTATAGGCCTTCTTTTCCAAGCCTGGGGAAGCGAAAACTGGCATAAAACCAAAGTCAGATGTGATGAGTGTAAGCGAATCTCACCCGAGTTTCTGGCGCAGCAACGCGAACTTCTGGGAGAAGACGCCTACAAGCGGGAGTTTGAAGCGGAATTTGTGGATATGGGCGGTTCACTTATCACGGCTGAATCTATCGACGGTTGTGCCTCATCTTATGCCACAGAATGGCTATCTATCTGAGGGTGAAACAATGGCTATTGATACGAACCTGATTGCGGCTATCCGGAATGACAAATACGATGCCTGGGCTAACTCCCCTACCCCGAGACGATTAGGTATAACAACAGACTATGACAACCACCTTCCGAAATACAAAGACGATCGCCTTGACTACGTTCGCATTTCTGGCGATGGAGACGGTTGGCGTCGAATTGTTTCCTGGGACCTGGGAAAACTGAGGGATCCAAGCGCGATTGTCATTCTGAAATGGAGAATGATTGAGACGGGACGCGATCGAGTAAACAGGACTGATTTCGATTCTGGTCGCCAATCGTCGTATTGTCGCGAAAATTACATGACACCGGTATATCAAGTGATTGGGGCTAACGAATACAAGGAAGACTATACCGATACGATTGCCAGACTTCGACGTATGCAAGAGAATAGCCGGTTGGGAAACTGTACACTTATCTTCGACGCTACCGGGGTTGGTGTTGCCGTGGAAGAGCAACTTCGCCATCTATCAGGGTTCGACCAGGTCATGGGAATGACGATCACTGGCGGGGATACTATGAAAGCAAAAGGTATGTTTACGTCGGCTGGAAAATCACGGCTCCTGAGCGATACGGAACAAGTCATCAATCAAAAACGTCTTCGCACCCCTGAGAATAACCCCGAATTCCAGAAACTTCGTAACCAGATTACGGGCCTTCAAGTTGAAGAAACGATCCAAGGCTATTATAAGACAGTCGATGATCGTTCATCAGGTCACCACTCTGACTTACTCATGGCGTTGGCTATGGGCGTGGCCTGGGGAGAATACCAAGCAGCTAAGTATCGGCGACTGATCGCGGTATGATTGACCCACCAACTATAGGATAAGGTGATTTAAGGTAGATATTTACGGATTTATTTACAGTGACTCACAGGGTCGGGGAGAACGAACCAGAGTGATCAGGCTTGCATCTGGCATGATGCCAAAATATTTCTCGGGTATTTCTTCGAATTCCAAAGAATACATGAAGTCTTTTTCGTGGGATGTGTTCTAGTGGAGTCGGCAAGAAGTAATAGGAATTCTTAAAAAGGTTGTCTCTCACAGACGGCTCTATTGAGTTTTTAACAATACGCTTGTTTAGTTCCACCAGTTGATGAAGGCAAGACGCTTTTGTCGCTGGTGGAGTTATTGTTGGGTCTGATCCGACGGGTATCCAACATGACTGAATTGACGTAAAGTATGGGTGCGACCGGAATTGCGCTGCGTTAAACGCACAGTCTTCAATGTAAGTCCCGTCATGTTAGCACTTTGTGACGATTGTGCGTCACCATTTATTCCAGGCACCCTGCCCTTGATGCTCGGTGTTCTTACCGGACCAGATAAGCCCATATCGACAGGATTGGGGTTGATCCTTTGTTACCCACTGTCAGAACTGGATTAGCTCGTGTAGACTCTTATTGGATCTTTTAACTAGGAGCAAACATCTCAGATGAAAATGCTTAGGCACATATGAAGCGGGTTGATCCGAATACAGTCGCACATCGAAAAACACTTCGTAGAAGAGATGAGTTTGCGTCTGTTGCAACTTATCTTGCCGAGATGATAGGCTGGGATTTGGTTTGGTACTGGACTTTCGTAGTAAACTGGGAGTTAGGACAAAGCGATGAACGTAGATAAATCCATCATTATCGAATGTGTTAGAGCAGCCTGCGGTCAAAAACTTAGAGTTCCAACCAATAAAGGCGACTTAAAGCTTACTTGTCCACGCTGTAATGCAACTTGGGACTATGAGAACAGTAATCCAGGATTGCTCTGGCTGGCAGCCGGTTTTGTAGTAATTATTGTCGTGTTATGCACCATAGGTCCTAAATATACAAATGCGATTTCTGACAATCCAAACCTTCTGGTAAAAGCCGGTTCTGATAAACAGAAAGAGCAGAAATCTGTCGCACCATCTGGCTACCAAGCACTCAACATGTATTGGGGAATACGGATAGGAACAAATATTAGAGATTATAAGAATCTATATCTAATCAGTAACCAAAACGGTTTGGCTCGATACAGCACACCTTACGCTTACTACAAGAACTCTCTCCCAAATGAGTTGAAATATGCAAAAGTCATATTATACGTACGGAATCATGATGGAGTTATATGCGGAGCCTCTGTTAAGATCGAATCAGATTTCCCCACTGAGTCGCAATTCCAAGAATGGATCCAGTGTTATCAACTCATTCGGTCTAAGTTTTTAAAAGCCTATCCAGGAAGGATAACAGAGAAGTCAGAGGCGGTCTTTGGTGGCGCGATTGATAACTCTGGTCAAAAACTTGTGATTATCGGTCATCTGTTTGGAGAGAAATATCGACCAACTATGATTAATATACAGTTGCTAGACACCACTCTAGCCAAAGATTTTAATAAGGATCTTGATACTACGGGATACTGATCGGCCTTGTCCTAACGAGACATGACGCCTTAGATCAGTAATCAGCTACAGATCTTGATATTCGCAAGTAACAGAGACGTAAGCGTGTAATTCTCCGACAACACCATGATCGGATCAGACACCAGCTAAGGACGGCATCTTAACTTCGCCAAACATATAGTAGGCCAATCGGTTCTATGTGTTACTTGTCGGATCAATCGCTCTGAGTTGGGTTTAGAACTGACTTGCAGAAGTGGCAGATCTTAGCTTGAGGCAAAATCTTCTCAGCACACATTGGACAGGATACCCGCTCTTCTCCAGAATTGGACTGTGGTGTAGCGGATATGAACGCGGTTTTAGTTGCTGGCTCATCGGGGGCTACGCTGGCATTGAATCCCGAATACACGATCTGAAAGGTATGGTAGACGAAGGTGATCAGTAAACCTATCAGAAATATAAGGAACAAGCCCCAGCCTGGCCCATCAGCCATGAATCCTGACATAAATAAGAAAATGAACACGACCAAGGTTAGTATCGGAGCTCCAAAAAACCAGAAGACAAAATAAGCTAAACCATTGCCCACCAGTCTGGATGTTGTACGATTCGGATCGTTTATTACCATCTGAGACTGGACCTGGTTGCGACTCGTCGAACTACTATCGGCAGACGTTTTTGTTTTACTCACGAAGTCTGTATCGGAAATGAAGTCGGTTTTGAACGATAATTTGCCTACGAAAATAACTAACACTATCATTATGATAATTGCGAATGTGAATACCATCTCCATAGCTGTACTCTTTCTCTTATTTGAATCGCCTGAATCAGAAATCTTTCACGTCAAGGCCCGGTAGTGTTAAGCACCATCGCTGTAAACATTATGACTGCCATTGCACATATCGTTAGTATGAAACGACCAATCATCTTGGGTTCTTCTTTGTCGGATACCGACCCAATCTGATAGCTTTCGACCCCCTTTAGACCAATATAGAAAATCATCATATAAGACATGATTACCAACATGGTTCACCTCTCTATCAAACCCCAA